CTAAGCTAACTGCAAAGTCATCGGCGATGTCAAACACCTCACCACATACGGCAATGAGGAAAGCAAAGTTGTAGTCATCATCAGGGTCTTTATCCCATTTGTAGTCGTTGTCCTTAAAGCATTGTTTGAGCGATGGGATTACTTTAGAGATGATGAAATGGTAAATATCTTTCTTATCGGTAGCCGTTGGTTTAGGCGGTGACCAAATGTGCTGAGCTATGTCGCAAGCCGCGCTCTCGCCAGCCCCGGCAATAATAAATTCTCCGCGTTGTGAAATCTTGACCATTCGCGGATGATTGAATTTGCGGTTAGCAGTTACCAATGAGTCAGCACCAAAAACCACGCCATCTTCATTTTGTTGAGCCACGATTGTTGTCATTCTTTCCACCTAATCACAATCTCATAGCCTAGATCGTAGGCAAACTCTTGGGCTTCAAGGAATGTAGTTTTCTCAAACATAAGCCACGCCAAATCTTCAAGAGTTAATTCTTTAGGTTTTTTCATTAGTCCAGCCATAATCTATGCTCGCTCGTTACTCGCCCCTTTTCAGGGTCAATAAAGTGTAAGCGTTGAGAAGGCACACCATTGCTGGCAAGCAAATCTCTTGCGTAGCGATTACCTGATTCAACTGCGCCACTCATAAATACGCTTCCCTCGCCGTTAGCCATATTCCAACTTTGGTGTTGGTGATAATGACCAATATAGAGATCGCGAAAGTCAAAGCCCTTAGTGATCTTATCTACCTCATCAAAGAACTTATACGCACCTGATTTCCAGCGATCAGCAAAGCGAACGATTGTGGATGCAGTACCCCAACGAATTTCATCGCCGTGAATAAGGAGAGCCTTGTAATTTTTTATTGTGACACGCTGTATGTCCTCTTTAGTCATCTGCCAAGTCAAACGCTTCTCATCTTTCAGAGCTTGATCCGCAAACATAAATGCCAACTTATCCCAGTTAATATCTTTAGGTAGTTCGCCGAACTTTCCAATTCTTCCGTGATTGCCCGGCTCGCAGATAACTGTTACCTTTTCAAAATTAGCCAAAAGTGTGCGGGTTATCTCAATCATAATTCGAGAAGCATCTACAAACTGACTCATAACATCTGAGTCCACTTCATAGACTTGGCTTGGAAATATCGTTGTATTCTCAATATGATCTCCACCAAACATCACAACAACTTCTTTTACAGGGTGATCTGCGCGTTGGATGTTAGTGAGCAAAATTGTTTTTTCAATAGATTGCTTTACTAGGCGTTCGCACTCTTTACTGTCGTATGTCAAAGTGTGCTTGCCTAATTGCCAGTCGGTTGAGTGCAGTAGCGCAACCTCAGCCTTCTTTGTGCGAGTGTCTTTTACAGGTGTAGGAACGGCAGGTAGTGGGCCAGCCGAAAGCATCGCATCGTGAGCCGCTTGAACTACCGCAGCAGTAAAGTCATCGCGGTTCTTCTTGACCTTAGCCAGTTGCCTTTGTGCGTTCAGTAAAGCATTACGCAGTTCGGTTATCTGTGGGTCGGTATCGTTAAGTTTATCTTCAAGACTCATCTATGCCTACAATCGTCATTCCGTGTTTGGTGTAGCCCTGTTTGTCCACCCAAGAATCTTCGTGGAATGGATTTTTAGTGATGCGAACAGACTTGAGCGCATCCATCATTAGTGCAACTTCGTGTGGCGCAATATCTTCATCCATATTAAGAAGCGCGCCCCAAATACGACCTATGCGAGTGAACTCTATATGAGCATCGCCGTATTCAAAAAGGCGTTCAGTCAGCACTCGATCTACTTTTTTGGACATCGGCACATTCCCTTTGTGTGGTTATAGAAAGTGTTATTGCTGATCTTGTATCCCTCAGATTTCAAAGCGTTAAAGATTGCCCAACTTGATACGCCACCTTCTGTAGCTTTATCTATGGCAGTTCTATCTTTTTCGCTAAGACTTTCAAGGATTTTGCCCATAGCGCACAATTTATTTTGCTCAATCATCGCTTGGTTTAATAGATCGGCTATTGCCATTAGTTGCCTCCCTTTCGTGGGGAAGCCTAACTTAAACCTGTGGACAACTGCTTAAGACACGCGCAAGCAAAAACCCCCGCCTTTATGACGGAGGCTTATTAGGCTTTAATATCACTCAAAGCCTAGTCTGCTATACCCTGTTGGTATCTGACCAACGGCGTTACTTTACAGCGCGGGTTCTGAAACTTGTTTAACTTGAGAGCGTGTCGCAGCCCTAATTTTTAATTTAGCGGGGGAATAACCACCGATGGTGCGCCCAGTCTTTTTATTAGTCTTGGGATGTTTTTTAACAGCCTTACCGTTTGGGCGATTGTCATTGCGCTCGCCTCTACTTTTGTTCTTAGCCATTAGCGGATTCTATTCGATGTTATTGACATACGGCGTGACGATATGAGAGTCAGGTTGAACGCCCGGATTTGAGGTGGGATTGTGTGGTACAGAACCTCCCCCAAGAGCAGCAATTCCAACCAACATTAAATGGTGAAGATCGGTGGCATATCCGCAAGCAGTCCAAGTGGTCATAGCCGTACCTGATGCAAGGGCAAGGGCTTTAGGGTTGGTAATCGGTACGCGAATCATTTGTTTTTCCACGCACCTAATGAAATAGCGATCAGCGCGTAGATCATTACGGCTACAAATGACACGCCAATACCCCAAGGAATCATTATGTAAGGCTTCAATAACCAATTCATGGCAGTTCCTTCATTAGAGCTATGTAGGTTGATTTATCTACGATACCTGTTTGCGGGCTTCCTTGCCGTTTTTGAAAGGCTTTGAGTGCGCTGATATGGGTAGATGTCCAAGCCGTGTTTTGAGCAACCGCAGGGAGTAATCCAGCCTTGTATAACGCTTTTTCAACTGCCAATTCTTGCGGGGTCTTGCCTTTAAGCGGGAAGTCAGAGGCAGCCCAAGCGGGTGCAGTAAATACAGTTGTCGGCTTAGTGGTGGCAGGGGTTGAGTTGTGAGTAACTGCCATCCCTCCCCCAGTAAGAGCAGTCGCGCCAGCAACGCCACCTGCAACCATCTTGTTTGTGCCTAGAGATGTGGCTGGCTTAAGAGTTGTTTAATATTGAGGGCGAACGATTGCTAGGACATAAAGATAAGGGCGGTGGCGTAAATAGACTCCGTTGCCGTTAGCCTGTGATGCGGTCAGCGCGTGGTCAGGGCTTGTATTTGCGCCAACAGTTGTAATGCCATCTTTAGAAGCATCTACGATAATCTCAACGTGATCGGCTTGCCCATTGCCGTTAAATGAGAAGAAAACTAAATCGCCGGGTCTGCCGTCATATTTATTGACTACGCAACTCTTTTGCTGAAACCAAGCAAGTCCAGCAGGGCAGTAGGCAAAGCCCTTAGTTGTTTGAGCAGCGACTAGATGAGAAAGATTATTTTGGGCAAATACCCAGCTTACAAACATCGCGCAATAGGGTTGATTGTTCATTCCATACCAAGTGCCGTAAGGATTGTCGTTATTAGCACCCTCGACAAAGCCCACCTGCTGTTGAGCGGTATGAACGATGTCTAGTGCGTTTGCCATTTATCCTCCAATAAAAAAGCCCCGACCCCTTCTCCAAGGTCGAGGCTCTTTCGTAATTCTACTACTTAGTAGTTTCAGCCTTTGCGATCTTGTTTCCCTCAGTAATGGCAGCATCAACGGCAGCCTCTACGAGTGGAGCAGGTGCGCCTGTCTTTGCGCTGATTGTGTTCACAAGGCTTTTAGGATTTATCTTAGCCAAGATTGGAACAAGCAAGCCACCTACAAAAGCTCCTACTACTACTTCTTTAACTGAACGGTGACCTGTTTGGAATGTTGCATAGCCAGCAGCAATAACACCGTAGCCATAATGCTCTAGCAAAGCCTTCTGACTTGCTGAAATTTTAATGTTAATTTTTTTCATTTGTTTCCCTTTTTCCTATTAGGTTGCGAACATACTTTTGTGCTTCATAGTCAGCATAAGCGGCGTGATGTATTCCACCTGCGCCTCTATGGTGCTTAACACAAAGCCACATTAAGTTCTCTGCTGATTCTACCCACTTGCCGACTTCATCGGGATTAGATACTCCGGGGTAATCAACCTCTAGCCATTTAAGATCAACGCCGTTTTGTAGGCTGAACTCAATATGCGCGTGATGTAGTTCTAGTCCTCCATCGCACTCAGAGAAATCTTGACGATGTCCTCCGACAGCGCAGACGGCTGTGGCTTGAGTGGCTTTGCGGTACGCATTAAAATCTCTGTAATGCGGGTCTTCTGTCCTCTCCGGGTGCGCCGGATAGTGAACCACATAATTGTTAGTAATTGCTTGATCGTGTGCATCCATTTATCTTACCTTTAGTCGGGGAAACTATCCTTAGGGTTGAGATAGCGCAGAACCACAGGGATTACCGCAGCAAAGACTGTAGGGATAATGACTGATTTCTTGACTAAATCTGTGTAGTGAAAAGCTAGTTCAAAGACGAGAAAAGACTCAAACCAAGTGCGGAATATCGAGCGTAATCTATTCTGATTTTGCTTTGAGAACTTCAACATCTATTTTTATCTCCTGTTGCTTCTCAATAAGGGTATCAACCTTGTTAATCAGACCTGTCTGACCATCGTTGTAGAGCGCGTACATAATCTTTTGTAAATCGTCTTGAATTTGCTCTGTGTGTTGCTTCACAAAATGTTTTGCGAAATATCCCAATCCAGCCCCAAGTCCTGCTAAAAGG